ATGGAGAACATGCTGCACAATGTACTTCCTTGGATTGAGAACCACAAAATCAATCACAAGATAGTTGTTTTTGAACCCTACGGCTATAACAATCTACATCGATATGTAAACGGCCTAGCTGAAAATAGTCAAGGTGCATGGTTGTTTTTCTGGAACGATGATGCGGTAATGACCACCACAGGATGGGACGCACGTATACGTGAACGTACCGGTGAGTTTAAACTGCTGAGTGTACACACGCACAATGAACACCCTTACAGCATTTTTCCTATCCTTCCAAGAACTTGGTTTGAAATTCTAGGACACATTAGTCAACACAGCAGCAATGATGCGTATGTGAGTCAGATTGCTTATTATCTAGACATATTTGAACGCATTGAGGTGTATTGTGATCACAATCGTTACGATATAACTGGAATTAACAATGATGCAACCTATCAACAACGACGTATAATGGAAGGTGATCCTGGCCAGGCCGGGGATCTAAATCATCCTGACATGATCAAGTTACGTGGGTATGACACTGCTACCCTAGCTACCTGGATGCAAGATCACGGCCTGGACCTGACATTTTTTGTTGATGCCTGGGAGGGTAGGCAGGATCCCTGGGTCAAAATGCGAGCCAACGACATCAACAATCAGGTTGATGCCACAGCACGAAGAGTAAATACCACATGACAAAAAAGAAAATCAGCTTCGTTCAACCCAACTTCCAGCAAGGTCCCAAAGAGTTCAATGCCTACTATTTGCCTTATTCAGCTGGTGTAATCTTGAGTTATGCTTTGGCCAGCAAAAAAGTCAGCACAGCCTGGGAGCTAGATCACTTGGTCTGGCGCAGAGAACCAATTGAGGCTCTGGCCCTAAAACTCAGCGCCAGTGATGTAGTTGCTTTTTCGACTTATGTTTGGAATCACCAATACAACTACCGGTTGGCACAAAGAGTCAAGGCTCTCAATCCCACATGTTTGATTGTGTTTGGCGGTCCTGAGCCTGCTATTGAACATCCTGACTTGTTTGAGAAAGAGCCTTTCATGGATCTTGTGATCAAGATGGAAGGCGAGATGACTTTCCGACACATCCTAGAAGACCACGATTCTGATTACACACATATTCCTGGGCTCTTGATCAACTCTCCTACAGGCCTGATCAACACTGGAGATCCAAAACGTATCAATGATCTAGATGAAGTCCCTAGTCCATATCTAACAGGCATATTTGATCGCATGATGGCTGACAATCCTGATGTTATCTGGAATGCCACACTGGAAACAAATCGCGGTTGTCCTTACCAATGCACATTCTGTGACTGGGGCAGTCTTACCTACAACAAGGTCAAGAAATTTGAACTCGAACGTGTGTATAACGAACTGGACTGGATTGGTGAACACTGCGGATTTGTCACAATCACTGATGCCAACTTTGGCATGTTTGTAGAACGTGACAACATGATTGTGGACAAACTGATCGAAGTTCAAAAGCGTTGGGGTAAACTGGAAAGTTTCTCCATGACCTGGGCCAAGAATCAAAAGAACGAAGTAGTGGACATTGTGAAGAAACTGATCAACGAGAGTCCCAACTTTGGACAGGGGCTCACAGTCAGTGTGCAGAGCATGGACAATGACGTGCTGGAAAATATCAAACGTAGAAATCTTGATCAACACAAGATTGATGAAATCTTTGCGTTATGTGACAAGAACAATATTCCTGTGTACACAGAACTAATCCTGGGCTTGCCTGGTGAAACTGTAGAATCCTGGAAAGAAGCCTTTTGGAAGATCTTTCGAGCAGGCAATCACGGTGGCATCAACATCCTGCAATGTCAGCTGTTGGAAAATGCAGAGATGAATCTGTTGCAGAAAAAACTCTACAAGCTGGAATCAGTGCCTGTGTATGACTACATGAGTGGCAGCTATGGTGATGTTGATCTCAATGAAAGTATCGAAGTGATAGTGAGCACCAAGACCATACCACGAGAAACCATGTTGGATACTCTGGTTTGGTCCAGTTTCATCCAGACCTTTCACATCAATGGACTTTCAACCTACATTGCCAGATATTTGGCCAAGCATCAAGATATTGATTACTCCGAGTTCTACGAAGACCTGTATGCATGGGTACAAAAAGATCCTTGGTTCCAGTTGCAATTTATTGAGACACGCAGTTACTTTGGGAACTGGACAGCCAAAGGCCGCATAGATCATCCCACAATTGGCAACATTGAAGTTTTTGGCTGGAACCTCATGCATCGAACTACCTTGTACATGGTCAAAGACAAAATGATCAACCATGTGTTTGATTTGCTTGACAAATTCCTGGACAACCACTATAATATAGATTCACAAGTGAAACTCCAATTGTTGCAGTTTCAAAGAAATTATGTGATTGACTACAGAGATCTAAAATCTCTGCCAATCACACAGGCGTTTGACTATGACTTCTTGGGATATATCTTGGACAATACCGAATTGGAGAATAGCACTGTTTATCAATTTGCCACCACAGAATCACCGAGCATGAGTGAAAATCGATTTTTAGAGAACATGTATTTTGGACGAAAACGCAACTTTGGAAAAACCACTATCACATACGCAACAACATGAGTTTACTTGAACAAAACCCCAACATAGATATCAGCGTACTGCTACCGGTCCGAGAGCGTCCGGGCCCTATGGAAGAATGCCTACGCACTCTAATTGACACTGCATCAGCGCCAGAACGAATTGAAGTATTGATTGCGTTTGACGACGATGACACAGATACCATTGAGTATTTTGTTGATGTGGTCGCTCCGTATCTGGACAGCAAAAAAGTCACATACACCGCCATGCAATTCAAACGCCTGGGCTATATCAGACTCAACGAATATCTCAACAAGCTGGCTGAAAACAGTCAAGGTGCCTGGATGTTCTTCTGGAACGATGACGCAATAATGACCACTACAGGTTGGGATGATGTTATTCGTTCTCACAACGACCAGTTTGCGTTACTCAGAGCCGAAACCAATCATGAACACCCATATGCCATATTTCCCATCCTGCCACGCAAGTGGGTAGAAATTACTGGGCACTTGTCGCCTCATCAGATCAATGATGCATGGACTAGTCAAATTGGATGGATGTTGGATATTGTGGTCACTATACCTGTAATGGTACAGCATCAACGCTATGATCTAACCGGTATGAATGGCGATGATACTTTCAAGAATCGTCCCATGCTGGAAGGCAACCCCAACAATCCCAGGGACTTCAATCATGTTACCTGGCGTAAACGTCGCATGCAAGAAGCCATGATGATTGGCAACTATCTAGCACCACTTGGCTACGACCTAACCCACTTCAAGTTGGGAATAGAGAACAAGGTAGATATATGGGAAAAAATGGCAGCCCTGGACAAAAAAGGCCTATTGAAACAATGGAAGATACACGAACTTGACCACTGAACTAATAGACAAAATCAAGCAATACTGGAATGCACAGCCCTGCAATATCAAACACAGTTTGAGTACACCCGGGACAGAACAGTACTGGAATGAAGTTACCGAACGTAGATTTTTTGTAGAACCACATCTGCGTGACTTTGCTGGTTTTCACTCATGGCGTGGCAAACGTGTGTTGGAAATAGGATCTGGTATTGGATCAGATGCTGTGGAATTTGCACGCCATGGTGCTGACTACGTGGGCATTGATCTTTCTGCAGAATCTGTGGCCATGAGTCGTCAACGATTTGACCTGTTCGGGCTAGCCGGAGAGTTTCATGTGATGGATGCTGCCGATGGTGCAGCAGTGTCCAGTCTAGGACAGTTTGATCTGGTGTACTCATGTGGTGTATTGCATCACTATCCAGACATGACTGCGTGTCTAGACAACATTCATAATGCATTGAAGCCCATGGGCGAATTCCGTATGCTGGTGTATGCAAAGAATTCCTGGAAGTATGCCATGATCCAGAAGGGTCTGGACCAATTTGAAGCACAATCCGATTGTCCGTATGCCAAGGCCTACAGCCGAGAAGAAATTTACGATCTCTTAGAAGGACAATTTGAGGTCCTAAGGATTAGACAAGATCATTGTTTCATGTATAATGTACCTAAGTACCGCCAAGGCGAATACGAACTAGAACCCTGGTTTGCTGCCATGCCCGAAGACATGCGAGCAGCAGTCAAAGAATACCTGGGATGGCACTTGTTGATCAAAGCACGGAAAATATGAGCAAACTAAAAATAGCAGAGCTGTTCTACAGCATACAAGGCGAAGGACGTTACATGGGGGTGCCCAGCGTGTTCTTGAGAACATTTGGATGCAACTTTAAGTGTGCCGGCTTTGGAATGCCGACAGGCAAACAAAGTCAAGAGGTCGAAGCAATTGCTGCACGTATCACAGAATTCAAAGATTACACTGAGCTTCCACTTGTCAGCACAGGCTGTGACAGCTACGCCAGCTGGGATCCGCGATTCAAAGATCTAAGTCCAATGCTTGACAGCAATGCTATTGTAAATCGCATTATGGAAATACTTCCGCAAAAGCGTTGGGAGGATGAGCATCTGGTTATCACTGGCGGTGAGCCCTTGTTGGGATGGCAACGTGCTTATCCTGACTTGCTGTCACATGCTAGCATGGGCAAACTCAAAGAGATCACATTTGAGACCAATGGCACTCAAAAGCTAACTCCAGAATTCAAAGAATATTTGACAGACTGGAACGATTGGGACAGAGAACTTACTTTTAGTGTAAGTGCCAAACTCAGTTGCTCTGGTGAATCAAGACATGAAGCTATTCAGCCAGAGATTGTGTGCGAGTACCAAGACGTTGGTAACACCTATCTCAAACTGGTAATTGCCACAGAGCAAGATGCTGAAGAAGCCCTGGAAACCGTTGACATCTATCGTGCAGCCGGATTTACCGGACATGTTTATCTAATGCCCATTGGTGGTGTGGAAAGTGTGTATGCTTTGAACAACCGTGCTGTGGCAAACTTTGCCATGAAGAATGGTTTGCGTTATAGTGATCGGCTGCAGGTACCTTTGTTCAAGAACGAATGGGGCACTTGAAAGAGTGACTGACAAACCAAATATACTAAAAGGACGCGAAAGCTACGATAGTATCAGTACCGGAGCAATCATTCCATTCCTTAACAGGAATGTTACTCCTTATGCTACCGAAGCCGGAGGCCCCAAATTTGATCTTGTTCCGGTTACTGAACAAAAAGATCTAATGATCAATCATGCCAGGATGTATGCCCAGCAAGAATATGATCGTATAATGACCTTGGTTCGTGTGCTGGAAGAACAGGCACAGCAGATCAAACGCAGACTGGAAATAACAGATGCAGTACATGGCGCAGAGTTTCAATTCAAATTGGTCATGGGCAAGAGTTACTGGTTGGTGTGGGAAAAGAGATTAGAGAAAATGTTGTTGGTACCCAATGGTCCAACAAATTGGAGTACTGGTGCTCCGGAAGATTACGAGTATGTGGCACAGGTAAAGTACATGGGCGATCATACTTGGATGGAAATAAAAGAGGATTGATATGGGACTGTTTGATAAATTTTTCAAGCCAAAAAAGGCAGCTGAGGCACCGGTGGCACCCACCCCGCCTAAACCCAAGGCACCGGTTAAGAGTGCTAAACAATTGGCAACCGAAAACAATGAGCCATATGTGAACATCTTGAGCCTGGACGTGGATCTTGACAATCTGCATCAGGGTGCGTTTGAACTGGACTGGAACGAAATCTTTGTGGCACGACTGGTCAAGGCCGGCTACATGATCAAGAAGGACGACACTGATGCTGAGATAGTGGATCGTTGGTTCCAGAATGTGTGCCGCCATGTTGTGATGGAAACCTGGGAACAGGAAGAAGCCATAAACAAATCAGGCGTGTGGGTACGCAGTACCAGTATTGGTGACGGTCGTTCTGAAGTATCGTGATTCTCTACGTCAACGGTGACAGCCATGCTGCTGCCGCTGAAGCAGCCGTGCCACATGCCTGGGCACAGGATGACGGCATGTACTGGGGTCTAGGACAGCAGCCGCATCCTGACAACGAACGTGCGAGCTTTGGCTGCGAATTGGCCAATTGGTTACGGGCAATACTGTATCTGGACGCACAAGCAGGTGGATCTAACTCACGCATCATCAGAACCACCCGAGACTGGATCAAACAAAACAAACAAGACGTATCAGACCTGTTTGTGCTGATTCAATGGAGCACCTGGGAACGGCAAGAATGGTGGCATGACCGCACCTGGTGGCAGGTCAATGCCAGCGGCATAGATCAAGTGCCTGAACAATTACAAGATCGATACCGGCAGTTTGTGACTGACATAGACTGGACCAAGTGTAGTCAGCAGGCACATGAAGATATTTGGCAATTTCATTGTGAACTTGAACAGCAGGGTGTGCGTCATTTGATGTTCAACGGTAACAGTCATTTTGGCAATATCACACAGCAGCAGGACTGGAAAGCCACTTACATGAGCCCATACAGTGCTGATCAAACCTACGACTCAGTGCTCAGACGTCGAGGATTCTGCACAGTAAATGCAGATAGTTGGCATTTTGGACAAGATGCCCATTGCTTTTGGGCGGAACATGTGTTACAATACATTAAAGATAACCAACTACTGGGCCCTGATGAAATACCTTCTTATTGACACAAGCAACATGTTCTTTCGAGCACGGCATCAGGCACACCGTGCTGCGGACTCCTGGACCAAGTTGGGCTTTGCACTATACTTGACCTTGATGAGTGCCAACAAGGTTGTGCGGCGTTTTCAAGCTGACCATGTGATTTTCTGTTTAGAAGGTCGCAGCTGGCGTAAAGATCACTACAAGCCCTACAAGGCCAATCGTGCTGTGGCTCGCGCTGCCATGAATGATGAGCAGGCTGAAGAAGACAAACTGTTCTGGGAAACCTATGATGAGCTGACTAAATACTTGAGCAACAAGACCAATTGCAGTGTGATTCGTGAGCCCCAGGCCGAAGCGGATGACATCATTGCACGATGGATAACCCTACACCCCCAAGACGAACACATAGTTGTCAGCTCAGACACAGACTTTGTGCAGCTGATCGCACCCAATGTCAAACAGTATAACGGTATCACTGATGAACTGATCACACTAGATGGAATCTTTGATGTCAAGGGCCAACTGATCAAGGACAAAAAGACCAAGCTGCCCAAGACTGTGCCTGACCCTGCCTGGTTGTTGTTTGAAAAGTGCATGCGTGGCGATACCAGTGACAATGTGTTCTCCGCATATCCTGGTGTGCGAACCAAGGGCACCAAGAACAAGGTTGGACTAGAAGAAGCATTTGGCGACATGGGCAAGAAAGGCTATGCCTGGAACAATCTCATGTTGCAACGTTGGACTGACCACAATGGTCTAGAACATCGAGTGCTGGATGATTATGAACGCAACCGTGCGTTAATTGACCTTACGGCACAGCCACAAGAGATCAAGGATCTGGTGGATGCTGCCATACGTGCTCAAGTGAGTCACAAGGACGTGGGCCAAGTGGGCAGTCACTTTTTGAGATTCTGTGGCAAGTATGAATTGGTCAAGTGCAGCGATTCAGCAGACAGCTTTGGACGCTGGTTGAATGAAACCTATAAAGGAGTATTGAATGAACATAGTAGCTAAACCCATAGTCAAAGATCAGTTCTGGATTCTAAAACAA